GTCCTCACTACGTCCACGCCATACATCATTAGGTGGGTAGTACAGATCAACATCTTCATCTACATACCTTCTACTGATCTCATTCCAACGTAGGAACTTATGCTTAACCAACTGACGTGCCACAAAGATTGGTGCTTTAACATGGAAGGATGCAAAGGCATGACCAAAGGGTGACATATGTTTGTGTTCAGCAAGGTAACGTATGAGATTTGAATCTCCCTCAAGAAACTCTGTGTGTTTTTTACCGAAGCTAACACGAGCTGCATTAACTACAGATAAGTCACTACCCATATGATCTATGTATGTTGTATCTATCATGCTATATTTAGCTCCTCTATTTTTAGATTGAAGCAATCAGCTTTAACTGTGAAGTTATTAGATGGATCAACGTCACCTCTACGTAGATATGTAGCTTTCCTAAAGTATTCTGTGTGACCCATGTAACCTAAGAACCAACCCTTGTCTAACGTATCCTTTACCCGAACAAATGCATACATGTCACACTTCTGGCGTGTGTTAAACTTAGCTACAGAACATTCATAATGTAGTCTAGGTTCAACTGTAGTTTGTTTTGTCTTCACATCAACCTTAGTACCATCAGTAGTTATCAGGTCGTAGTCATATGTATTAGCCCACTTACCACCTAGTATACTTAGTGCTATCTGCTCACCAATAAATCCTACAACGTTACCTGCACCATTACGTATAGAGTTATTTAATTTACCCATTTCTTGTGCTTTATGTTTGGCTTGTGTAATCATTAATTCAGTTATAGGTACTTCAATCAATTGCAATCTCCTTGAGTATGTCAACAGCTTGTGATTGTGTTATATTAAACCACTCACCATTATCATTTTTACTCCAAGGTATATTCGCCTTACGTGCTGCAAGTATGTGTGCTGAACGCTCCGACTCACTACGATCTTCACAGTATACAGAGTGTACCAACCTGTAGTTACGCATAGGTGAACTCGTTTGGTAACTGCTCAACCTATCTTCTGCATCAATAGCCATACCTATTTTAATCCAATCAGGCCATGCAGAGTTACTAATTGCATACACATAACCTTCTTTGATTTGTTTGTAGTTATTAAGAGAGCCAAAAGCTAGATCACCAAATGATTTATAGTTACCT